GTCATTATCCCTATCAATATGAGGGATGGTTCGATCATTGGCGTAGGCAAGGGTAATAAAGATTGGAATTTCTCCGCTCCGCACGGCGCAGGGCGGCTTATGTCAAGGGCAGCTGCAAAGGCTCGTATTGATATGACAGAGTTTGCTAAGTCTATGGACGGCATCTACACAACCTCTGTGTGCCTTGAGACGCTCGATGAAGCACCCATGGCGTATAAGTCTATGGATGAGATTGTACGCCAGATTGAGCCAACCGTGCGCATTGAGAAGATAATCAAGCCTATCTACAATTTCAAGGCAAGTGAGTAAACACACGTTCCGGCTGTGTTTTTGCCCATATGTAGGCTATAATAAACATATTCACACACAAAGGAGGGATTTCTTATGGCAATCGCATCATTGGTACTTGGTATTGTTGGGTTGATTCTCGGCTGTGTTGTTGTCGGTTTCTTTCCTGCTGTCATCGGATTGATTCTCGGCATTGTGGCAATCGCAAGGAATCAGAACAAAGGTATGGCTATCGCAGGCGTGATATGCTCTGCAATCGGCATTATGTTTTCCATCTTGTCGGTCATTGGCATTCTCGCAAGTGATACCGGCTCCACAAGTGGCACGGCAACGGTTGAATCCTCGGTAGAATCAACGGTCGTTCCGGGTGCAACTACCTCTATCGCTGAAACGCCACAGAGCCTCGCGGATCAGGTTACATCACAACTCTACACTTGCCGCCACGCTGAAGAATACTTCTACGCTGCTCTGGTAGTGCAGAACAATTCAGATCAGGTTGTGCATCTGGAGGTCAACTTTATCGCCAAAGATGCAGACGGCAACAGCGTTGAAGCATCTTCGGCCAGTGAGGATGCGATCGCTCCAGGTCAACAGGCCTGCCTGTGGACGATGTATGGCTATGAGGGTGATATATCCTCGGTTGACTACACATTGACCGTTAGCCGTGAAACATACTACGAATCCATCTATGACGATGTATCTTTCGAGTATAATACCACGGAATCTGGCTGTGTTGTGACCGCTACGAACAATGGCTCTGAAGCGGCTGATTTTGTCTGCGCAGAGTGCGTATTCTTGAAAGATGGTGAGATGGTCTATCACAATTTCACCTACCTTACGGACGATGACAGCGAGTTGAAACCGGGTGCAACTATCGCGCAGAACATTGACTGCTATTCCGATTCAGGCTTTGATGATGTAATCGTGACCGTTACTGGCCGGAGGTAAGATTGAGAAGGGGCGGTTTTATCGCCGCTCCCTTTCCATTATCTCGTAAGGTCTTTCTTGCTCTATCTCTTTTTCTCGGTTTTCATGCTTCATCCCTCGTAAAATCCTGCACATTGATGACTTTTACGTCATCGGCATCCAACGCCACCTGAAGCTGTTTTGCGTAGTCCTCGGCGGCAAGGGCGGGTATGTCGCCCTCGTGCCTTTTGATAAGTGTGATTTCTGCTGTGATGATTCTCGTGGTTTCTTTCATTGCCTTTTCCTCCTGTGATTGATTAAATATAGCTTTCTACGATGTGGATTTCATCGCTCTGGCATCTGCTGATAACTGTATCGAATCCTGCTGTGAGTGCATCGGCACGGCATTGTTCCACGGTCTTGTACTCACAGTAAATATCTGTTGGCGTTGCATTTGCACCCTCAAACACTCTCCCAATCACTTTTCCCGGAAAGTCTGTTGGGCTTGAGTAGACCACTATCATAGGGATTTTTATGCTTGAGTAGTCTACCAATTTCAGCGTCGCAACGCTCTTGTTCTTTTGTTTCTTCACTGTAATTCCGTCTCCTTTATTGCTTGTTTGCGCTCTTTCGCGGCTTGTTTCCGTCTCTCCCGTTCGTGCCAATATGGGCAGTCCAGTTTCTGAAGCCCTGTGCAAGCCTTTCTCGTGCATTGATGAGTTTTCATCTGTTTCTTCGACAGATAGCAACGATGAGACTTGCAATAGGCTACTGGTTTCAGAATGAGGTTGCCGTCGATTGATCCGTAGAGGGCATCATTCATCGGCTCCCTCCTGTGCTGCTTCAGATTCTTTCTTCAGTCTGTCCGTGATGTCCATGAGCAGATTTGTAAGTCTCTCCGCTTCATCCCACGTCATCATGGGTGATGCAGTCAGCGTGTTCATGATTTCGCGAATCTTCTGGCGCTCAACCATCGTAATACGTCCATTGTCTTTCGTCATTCTTTCTCACCTCCTAACTCTTTCGGGTATTCTCTAATCAGCGGCGTACCGCAGATAGATTTCAAACTTTGCTTCATAAATACCGGAATTCCTAAATCGCTGCATTGAGTGTAAAGTTTCTCGATCCATGCTTTCTCAGGGAGGATTCTGTCTTTGCGGTTGCCTGTTTCCGCGCCAATGATAACCCATTTGATGTCTTTCAGGTTCCCTTTCGCTTCGCCAAAATCGGCTTGCATCGGCTCCACGGATAAGAACAGATTGTGTTGTCTTTCACCATTGTACGGAAACGGCATATCCGGCGTTGTAACTGTCGTGCCAAACCACATTTTCCCATTGGTTGGCAGAATCCCTTTTTCATCCAGTCGAACGTATCGTGCAGGATTCTTTGTCAGAAATAGGTAATTGTGCTGTGGGGCTTTCTTGCAAGCCGCAAACACTTCCTGAATCCACTCGTCCGGCACCCACCGCCCGAACAAATCTGCCATTGAGCATACAAATATGTTTGCCGGATTCTTGACCTCTTGCGGCTCGTCCATCTTGTAGCGCATGAGCGTAGGCGTGAATCCATATGGGAACGGTGCTATTGCTTTTCCAGACCGTTTCCGAGTGATTGTGAGCGGCTTATTGAGTTCTGCAATCTGCCCTGGGTAAGTTGGCTCAATGCCGTCAATTTCGTCGTGTCCACCCAATCGCCGTGTCATCGATCTGGCGTAGCAATACTCGCATCCGTGATAGCAGCCCACCACAGGATTCCATGTGTAATCAGTCCAATCAATTTTCGTTTTCCGCATTTTTAATTCCTTTCTGCTGTTTTCATTCGCGATATATGAGGTTTTCATCGGTCAGACGTTTGCCACATCACTCCTTGTTCACCTCCAATTTCCTAGGTAATAACGCCCACGCTACTACCGTATCTCTGTAATCACACAGGAATTTTCCGTTTTCGTAGGAAACAATCTCCATGCGGTCATCTTCCATCTGCGCAATGAGTTTTCCCTTGTCAAGCGGCGGTCTCTCTGATACGGGTCTCATCACTGGTGCAACGAATTCACGCAAATCATCAATCAGCTGTTCCTTGAATTCGCGCTGTTTCCGAATGTTTTTGAGTAGTGTTTCATCCTGCATACTTTCGATCACACCGATTATTTCTTGCATGGTCTTGATACGGATTTCAGCTTGCCGCTTGTGGAACGTGTACTCGTCCGCATCCGCTTGCGTCACCTTAATCAGCTGATTCATCTTTTCAATGGCTTCATTTGCCGTCATTTCTCTTTCCTTCCATCTGGATTCTCCCGTCTGTATTCAAACATTCCGGGTCTGTTCATATATCCGCACCAACAGCATTTTACATGGTCATTCTTCCTGCTTTTCATCAATGGGTTGCCGCATCTTTCACAGTCGAATTCTTGCGGATTTTTTCTTTTTCTTCTCATGTTCTATCGCCTTTCTTAGTTCCTCTGGGCTTGTGCCGTATACCTCGTAAATGTAGCCCCTCACCGCAAGACAGTTTTCACAGGTTCCGGCAGGCTCGTTTATGCAATGATAATACGGGCAATCTGCGCCAATATCTCCGGCGTGCAGGCATTTGTCATTGCACAGCACGCATGGGGTATTTCGCTTGCATATTGACATTTCCATCGCATCATTCCTCCGACAGCCCGATATAGATAACGATTGCTCTCTTCCACGGTAGGGCATCATAGATTTTTCTGCACTCTTTCATGGACTCCGGTAATTTGTCGTATTCCTCCCATGTGAGCATTGTTTCCAACGTGCCGTAAACATCGCCCTCACTTCTGATGATTGCGGGAACAGCGTTGTAATTAGCCGAATCCTTGCGTGGATAAACATATTCATCCGTCATTACTCGAATGATACTTCCCATCCACGCGTCGTATTTGTTGCCGCACACTGCTCCTCTTACAACCGGAATAATCGGTGCATCCGGATTCTCTGTAATCAGCCGTAGGATTTCTTTTGCCGGGTTTATCTTTTTCCGTTTCTGTTTCTGTTTCCGTCTCATGCTGTCACCTCCGGCTCGATTCCCAACCTTGCGCAGACTTTCTGCATTGCCTTGATAAACAGTTTTGCGTGTTCCTCGGTGTAGTTCTTTTTCAAATCTATGTACGCAGGCATGAGCCGAATATCAAGAGCCATAAGCAGTCTGAATTCGTGCTGTTCTGCCGTTTCCTTGTACCTCTCAAACGCATTCCAATACCTGTTTACTTCATCCATGCTATTCCTCCATTCTCGGTCTGCCCGGCTTCGGCATCCAATGTGTAATCTCAACCGTGTGTGTATCGTCCCCCAGAACGAATCGCCCATTGAGATATTGTACAAAACATTCTCTATCTCGGATTGCGTCCCATCCGATAACGCTTTCAAGGGATTCTTCAGGCGTTCTTTCGTCTACAGGAATCCATCCATCGTGATAGTGAGCACAACTCCGTTCCATGTTCATTCTAGCTACCTTTGCGGACAAATCCTTGATAGTTTCCATTGCATCACGGAGAACCTTTGCTTTTGCACCGTTCAGGTCGTAGATATAGTGTTTATCCCACATTTCCTGATAGATTTCGTTGGTTTCTACCAATATGTGTTCGATCATGCTCATTTGCGATTTCACCTCACTTTGTGCTGTAATTCTGCCGCATTGAATACCTCCGTTATTGCGTCAAGTGGAACATAATGCTTTGAGTTATTTGCATAATAGACAACTGCGCACCGAACGATGTCTTTAGGTCGTCTCTCAACATAATGCCGTTCCGGGCGATACCCCACTCCCGTGTCGTATCCATCATCATACATAACCTCAAGTTCTGCGGTGATGTGTAAATCCACGAATCCTACGATAACGCCCTTGCCAGTTGCGGTTTTCCGTGCAAAATAGGTCTTGACACATTTTTCCTCGTCATCGTATTCGTCTGATTCTTCGCGGCTGTGTACCACTACTCCGGTTTCGTCATCCATTTCAATGAATACCCCGTCTTTTACCATTGCATAATAGGCATTGAATGAACACGCATCAAACAGGCTTATGTTCTTTCCACTGAATTCTACCGTCCTTACTCCTACCACATTCTTATAGTTACGCGCCATCTTTACTCGCCTCTATTCCGATTGTTTTTCTGTAATTCTCTATAGTCATATCGCAGCGAATATCCATATATTTCTTGTCGATTGCCGTCCCTCTGTCATTTACCCATAATACAATCTCGATTTTCGCGCATTCGCCGTGTAAGCCTTTTGTGACAATTCTCGGACAAATCCTTACAACTTCCCAATTATTACGCTCGTCTAACGAATCTTTGATTTTACGGTACTCTCTGCCGTTGTCGCAGCGTTTCATTACAAAGTTTACGTTGGCGTATCTCATGTAATATCCCATGATGTCCGATACTGTGATAGTCGGTCTGTCAGCCGTTGTGTAATCGTCCATGTGTGATATGATTCCTGCACACTCTGACGCTTCATCGACTCTGATTGCAGCTTCTTGATTTTCAGAATGCCGGTCTACTCGTTCACGCTCTTCAAGAAGCAATCTAAACGCTAAATCCTTGTCTATCAAGTGTATTTCATTTGCCATTTTTCGTCACCTCATTTATAAATGCGTCAAACTTTTCAAATTCTTCTTCACTGTACGCCATAAGCATATAGCCTACATCGCATAATCGCATTCCGTGAAAACAACCTCGTTCGTATAGCAACACTGATTTTTGGGGATAGTTCTCTGCCCTCGGAAAATGTACCGTTGCATATGATGGTCTATCAGTATTGAAAATTTCCATCTCGATAAATCCGTCTTTATTTTTGACATACCAATGCCATTTACTCATTTACTTCACTCCAATCTCTGTCCGCAATGATATGACATTTCATACATACACCTCGTCAAGCAAATCTTCCCAGGTAAAGCACAAACAGTTTTCTTGCATGTGACACGGAATACTAAGAAAATCTCCGCTATAGGAATTACCGATAAATTTCACGAACTTATCCATAAAGTCATACCCAACCCATACATAAGTATCATCGTATTCACAATAGCTAAAGTATTCTTTCTGCTGTTTACATATCCATAGTTGAATTTTCGATTTTGTTGACATTGGTTTACTCATCGTCTGAATCCCCACTTTCCGCTATCTGCTTACACAACTCCATGAAATCCGGTTTTGCAAGTTCCGCAATCTTTTCTGCCAGTGATACGAATTCATGTGTGTAAATCGGTCTGCCATACAGTTCCTCACAGTATTTCCAGAAAAAGTCATTGAAATCATCGCCTTTAAGCATACATACACCTGTGTACGCCATAACAATAGCTGCTTCATGCTTTGTCATTGTCTGTTTCCTCCTGCAATAAACCGTATTTGCGCCGTTTGCCCTCATTCATGTTGTCAAGCATATGCCCATTTCCCTTAAGCCATTTCTCGCGCTCCCGCGCTCTGATTCTCTCGTATCTGCGCTTTTCTTCGGCTTTTGGCAGTTCCCAGTCTATTTTCTGACCGCATCTTGAACAATATGATTTCTCACCCTGAATATGCCATCTCCCATAGCCGCTATACAACTCCCCAACAAAATAGCCGCAGTTAGGGCAATGCCAATCTGTTGTCGTTGACTGCCTAAATCCGCTCTTTCCGTCTGCCCTTGTTTCGTGATATGTTGTCACGGTTTCCTCAAGTTTCGGCTCTTTCCCAATGTCACGGTCAAGCGGATTGATTTCTTGCGTGTAATCAATGATGCTGTCCAACTTTGCGCATTCATCAAGGGTATCTTCAGGCCGGAATCCCTCTTTCGGGTGGTAGTTCCAACGGATATTCCGCTTTAATTCCTCCGCATCAATAAATCTCATTTCTTCCCGATTTCCTCCTGTTCAAACATATCCACAGGAAACTGGAATTCTGCCGCCAATGCAAGATATTCTGCTTCGGTGAATTTCGTCCTGTAGTCGCCGTGTTCCTCTCGCGTGCTGATTGCAATCCGCTTTGTCGGCGCGTGATGATTGAGATAGCCTTTGCTGCTCGCTATGAAGTTTCCACGCAGCCGATAGTAGGATTTTCCAATGTTGGATTTTGTCATACTTCCTCCTTTACAAACATATCCTCGCTGAAATGGTGCTTTCTCGCAAATTCCTTGTATTCCTCTTCGGTGTGGAGATACGCGCCGTTTGTGTTCTGCCCCTTTGCCGCCAGTGTAAGACCGCTGAATCCATCGAATACAAGGTAGACACCGTTTCTCTCGTTCATACTGAAATTCCCGTTCAGCCGCCAGAAATACCGATCATCGTCCTCCGCTTTCGTCTGGTAGATAATGGGTATTCCAACCGTTTCCGCATAGGCGTGTTCCAGTCTTGCACCCTTGCTATCCTCCCAACCGTTCAGCATATAAATCTCTGAACAATCTCGCAGCAAGAATAACGATAAGTCCATGTATACCTTGTACGGCGTTTCTGGGGGCAAATTAGCCATTATTTTAACCGGGTTGATAACTTTATCATGCCCATGTCCTAAAAGCCATTCCTCGGCTTTCTGGAACCGTTCTGTATAGTCTTTTGTTCCTGATACTGCACCGGATATGTAAATCATTGTTTGTCATCCTCGTTATTTTGATACGGTTCCGGCAATGGCATCCACGCAACAACTTCTTTATGCAAAAGTGATGTCTCGATGTACCATTCTCCATCGTGGGTAGATGCTGTTCCTGTCTCCCGTGTACCATCGTCATACTGGTACGTCACAAGCACCTTGTCAGAGCATTTCTCCCACATTGCCTTGTTCCATTTATCCGTGCCTTTGAGCCGTGCGAACATTGAGGGCTTTTCTTCAGGCGTTCTTTCATCCGCCGGAATCCACCCGTCGTTGTAATACTGGCATCTCTGCTCCGTGGTGCAAGCGTGAAGTTCCTCAGACTGTCTTTTGAATGTGTTGATTGCGGAATCAACCATCTTTAACCTTTCATCAATGCTCGATTTTGCTTCAATTTGCTCTATTTCAGCAACTGATTCCATTACTCTGTTAAAGGCTTCAAGTTGCTTAATCTTGCGTTCAATCATATTCATTCGATACCCTCCTTATAGAAGTCAAATAGTGTCATCTGCTTTACGCATGGTTCTCCACTAAAAAATCCCAGATACTCATTTGACCGACCGGACAATCCATTTCTGGCTCATTAACTGCGGTTTCAAGATTAGCTTTTGCCTGCCTGTAATAGCTTTCCTTTAACTCGAATCCGATACCTCTGCGCCCCAACTTTAACGCCACATACGGCACACTTCCTATCCCGGCAAACGGGTCTAACACAATATCGTTTTTATTCGTCCACAACTCAATGCACCGCTGAATTACTTCTAATTGTAAAGGACATATATGTCGCTCATCTTCAGCTTCTCTTGCGGACGTTTTCTGCAATGTGTCAGACTGCCGAATGTCCATCCAGACTGGGCTTGCGTAGTTCTGCCATACGTCAACAGGGAAATTCTCATCAGTGTGTGAAATCGGCTCCTCATTCTCTCCATCTTTCCGCATCGTGATAATATAGTCCGGCATTCCTTGTCTGCTCATGCTGCTGTCTTTCTTAATCTGCTTGTGAAGAAGTCCGAGTGCCTTTGTTCTTTGCATTTCCGTTACCGGGTTCTTCCAGATTGTCACACGGCTATGATAGATAAATCCGCAATCCTCAAACAGCTGCCGAACAATTGCAGGAAAGTCTTTCATGCCAATAACTCCATCTCTTGACTTCATGAGTGGCAAATCCATGCAATGAAACGACAGCAATCTACCGGGTTTCGTCACTCTGTATAATTCGCACGCAAGGAATTTGAAATGTTCGTAAAATTCCTCATCGTCTTTGCAATTCCCCATATCCCTGTCACTATTGGAATATGTGTAAAGGCTTGCGAACGGTGGTGAGAATAATGTATAATGTATACTATTGTCCGGGATAGCCTTAATCATCTCTACGCTATCCCCATTGTAAATTCCGTATTTATTCGCAACCATTTGATTCAGTATTTCCATTCTTAAATTCCTCCCATTCTGGTAATTTCATTTCAACCTTTGGATTGTAAGGCGTTGAGATTCTGCACGTCTTTTTCAGTTCCTTTTTCGTTATCTCTTTTGTGAGTTCAATCATTGCTGATTGCATCTTCCTAAAATCGGCTTCTTTGCGCTCAATATTGTCTTTCACGCATCCCTCTTTTGATGAAATAATGATATACACGTTTACTTCCTTGCCCTGCCCGAACCGCCAACAGCGGCGCAATGCCTGGTAGTACGCTTCATAACTGTCTGACAGTCCTGTGAATACCATGTTGTGACAGTTCTGCCAGTTCATACCAAATCCGGCGATTTTGGGCTTTGTGACAAGGCACTTGATATTTCCATCGGAGAATCCCAACATACTATCAGCTTTATGTGCGTTCGTGTCGGAACCGGTTACTTCAACGCTCTTTCCGATCATTTCATGTAAGGTTGTACTCTCATCGTTCAAGTCGCACCAAACAAGCCATTGTTCATCAGAATTATTAACAAGTTCTGCTGCCCGTTCGCATCTTGATGTCAGGCTATCCTTTCTTGCTTGTCTACGTTCCGTCAGTGACAGTGTTTCGTTTATCGGTTCTCCATCAACGCATATCTCCGTGATATTCAGCTTCGGCAGATTGTAGCCGTCCATGTGGTAGCCCAGATTGATAGGATTATCCACAAACACGCACCAACTCGCCATCCACTGCCAGAAAATGTCCTTTGCGTGTCCTTTAAGCCGCCATTTGGAAGTCTCCCCCCCATCATGCACAAAGAACATTGCAAGCATTTCAGCGCGTGTCATCACACCCAGAAATTCACTATGATTGCCCAACTCCATGTAATCGTTCGGTGCTGGTGTCGCTGTGCAAGCCAGTTTGTACGGCACGTTTGCAAAATTGTCAATGATGGAAGTTCTCACCTTGCCTGTGAAAGACTTTAAGATACTGCTTTCATCAAGCACAACTCCGGCAAATTCCTTTGCTACAAACTTTTCCAGTTTCTCATAGTTCGTAATGTTGATACCGTCTCTCACGTCCTCCTGACTTTCGCAGATTGTTACGGAAATGTCGAATTTCTTTCCCTCTCTGACTGTCTGGGATGCAACCGACAGCGGCGCAAGAATCAATACCTTGCCTTTTGTGTGTCGGCACACTTTATCAGCCCATTCGAGTTGCATCGGCGTTTTTCCAAGTCCGCAATCTGCGAATATTGCGCTCCTACCTTTTGCCAACGCCCACCGTACAATATCCTTTTGAAAATCGTACAGTTTTGGATTCAACTGCTCTCTTGTTACGTCAAATCCACTACTTTCAAGCACAAATTTTTTGTTGCTCAAAAATTCCTCGTAATTCAATTCTTTCTACCATCAAGGGCAAACCCGGGTTTATTCTGCGCAGAAATCCGCTTGTCCTTTCTGATAATATTTTTGTTGTTAATTGCTACCCTTTGCGTTTTCTAATACTTTGCAAATCTGCATTAGTGATAATTCGTTTCTTGCAATTTGCAATGTTTGTAAATCTGTCAGCCCATATTTATCTCGGAACGGAATTGCACAGTTCCATTATGGCGTTCCTGCTCAATGCATTCTTCCGCCGCAGGCTTGCCCATTTGCTTTGTAGATTGGCAACATCTTTCATTTCCTGCATCCCGTCACCTCAAATCTGAAAACAGCCCAACGATAATCGCCACTCCGAACACGATTGCGAGGATACAGCAGAACATCACAATTGGAACCCACAGCGGCGCAAGCACCCACGTCCACGCCCAATCGACCGCTCCCGTCAGCTTCAGGAGGATAAATACCAACGTCAGGAACACACAGAATCCCGAGAAGTATTCAAACCCCTTGTCATCGTCGTTTTTCATGTCTCATCACTTCCTTTCCACTCTCTTTCGTTGATTCTCCGCAGTTCGTTCTGCCAGTCATCACCGTACAAATCCCGGTAGTATTCAGCTTTCTTTTGTTGCTCGATTTCCTCTACCCTGTTTGGGAGACAATTGCGCATTTTCGCGTACTCCATCGCTACGGATTTCTGGTCGCTGATGCTGCCGCAAACTGGTATGTAGGAATATCCTCTCATGTGGCAATACCAAAATTTCCCCTGAGCGTCATACGAAACTGTGTATGGTCGCTTGCCTTTCTCTCGTGCGGTCTTTTTCATTCCGGTGTAGGCCTGCAAGGTTCATCACCTCCTTTCACAATCTTCACAGCTTTCTTAAACGCCAGTTCCATTCCGGTCAGGATTGCTTTGCATAACTCTGGCTCGTGTCCGTCAAAATCCTGCGTGATAATGATGTTGACCGTTTCCTTTGCCATCTTGCTTATGCGCTCGATTGACCGTTCCTTGTTCTCAAGAGCCAGAATCGCTTTATCAAGTGCTGCCAGTTCAGTCGGGCTTGTGCCGATTTCGTGAGTTACTCTTGCCGCGAATTTCTGAATCTCTTTGACCGCCTGTGAATCTGTCACCGTCCATCACCTCCAATCAACCTTGCGCCCACACTTCGGGCAATAGTAAATGCTCGTACTCAACCTTGAGATTGCTCCGCATTCCGCACACATAATCATATTCTGGTAGTAGTGAATCAGCGGTTTCAGCATTATCTGTTTCTGAATCGCTTCTGTCGCAATCCGGAGTGCATCTTTGTCTTTGACGTTCTCGGTCAAGTAGTCAATCGCCTGCTGTTTCGTCATTCGTGCTTTCCTCTGTCTCCATGATTCCCATATCAAAAAGTGACATCTGCCCACCGTCTTTCTGGTGTTGCCGCTCTCGCTTATCTTCCTCAAGCCGCTTTGCCTTGTATTCGTTGTATTTCTGGCGGTATCTGTAACTGTCTCCAAAAATGTTCCATGCCGCCGTTACGACGTTTGGTTCATACGGCCTGATAAGTTCGAGGTCTGCGACCGCTCTTGAGGAAATGGAACAACCGCAACAACCTGTTCGCTTCATTCCGTAAACCTCGTAAGCATCGGAATATTTGATGTTGAACCGTTTCTTGTACCATTCCTTGTCTTTATCCGTAACATAGTACAGAGGTTTGAAACGGTACTGCCCATCTGCTGTTTCTGAAAAGCACATTGTTCCGTTTGCATCTTCTGATTTTGGTACAGACCTCATTCCCCCCTCATCTCTCCGTTCGCCTGTGATTACCATTTCGTAATCTTTCTGAACCTTATGGGCAACCTGTTTTTTGCAATAGTCGCAGCACTTCGCGCTTATCTTAAAATCGCAAGGGTTCTCGACTATAAAATCATAAAGATATTTTGATGAGTTAATTACAAGCTGAATGTTTGGTCGCGGCTCGCCTTTGGAATTGCAGCAACACAGGAAATTTATTCCCTGCTCCGCGTTGGGGTATCTCTCACGCAACTCCTGCCGCTTCGCCGCCTTATCCTCCGCATTGTCGTATTCTTCCTTGATTGAGAACGGCAAACCTTTTTTCTGCACCGTGTCAAGTCCTGCTGAAACAATCTTTGAGATAAACGGTACTCCGTATTCTCTTGTAGCAAGCACAATATTTTTCTGCGGTCTGTATTCTGTTATCTCTACTCCGTACTTCTCTGCTGTCTCTTTCACATGGTCTTTCGTGGCTTTCATTTCAAGACCTGTGTTGAAGAAACAATAGTGAATCGGGTCTAAGCCAAAAAGATGTCTCGCAGTCTCCAGAATATCGATCAGGATGTCACTGTCAGAACCGCCGGAATATGAACAAATTGCGTTTGGATGCTGTCTAAGC